GGTACCGATCGGCAGCGCATCCGGCAGCAGGTGCCGCGCCCCGGCCTGCAGGTCGGCCAGCGCATAGGCCGGCGAGCTGAACACCGTGGTCGGCGAGGAGAAGCCGCTATTGTCGTCGGTCTCGACCGTCACGGTGACCGAGGTGAGATTGTTGAAATTCTCGGCGATGCGGATCGCGATCGGCACCGTCGCGCCCTTGCCGACGTCGCGCGTGATCGCCGTCGCGGCGCCGAACACCGTACCCGTCTGGCCGAGATCGATGACGTTGGTGGAGGGCGCGGTGGCGGTCACCGCCTGCGCGGCCGAGAACAGCGTGGTTGCATCCAGGATCATGATGATATCTCCGATTTTTAGCTGACGAGGCTTTCCGCATTGATGAGCGCGTCGGTCTCGCGGATCGGGATGCCGCGGTACGACATCACCTCCTTGCCCTCGAGCTCCATCGGCGTGAGGCGCACGAAGCTGTCGACCGCGCCCTTGTTGGTGGCGAGTGCGTCGAGCGCTTCGAGCATGTCGCGGTTCATGTAGATGACCGTGCGGCCGACCGCCGGGACGTCCTGCATCTTGGGCGCGCGGCGCGCCTGCAGCTTGTAATAGGCCTTGCGCATGAACTTGTAGAGATCGACCGTGCCGGCCGAGACGTCGCTGACATCGATGTTGGCGATCCGCGCGTTGAAGCGCCAGTCGCGCACCGCCACGCCGACATGCTGGCGGAACAGCTCCTCCTTGACGTAATAGACCGCGCCATTGCCATCGAGCGTGCGCTGCTCGCCCTTGTCCTCGCGCGTCACGCCGGCCTTGCTGCCCTTGGGATGGAGCAGCGTGGTATAGGCGTCGCCATGGGTGACGAACCAGATCGAGGTGTTGTCGCTGCCCGTGCCGCCGGCATTGACGATCTGGTTGCCGGCACCGCCGCCACCGATCTTGCCATAGCGCGCCGCCAGGCCCTTGAAGCGCTCGGGCGTGGTCGCGGTGTCGTGATAGAAGAAGCCCTTCTGCACCTCCTGCGCCATCGCCTCGAGATAGCCGCGCGCCTCATTGAGCCGCACCGCCGCCGGGTTGGGCGAAATGTCGAGCAAGCGCGTGTCGACCGTCGACAACCCCTCGACGAAGCCGGTCGTGTCGTCGACCTGCTGGGTGGTCGACTTGGACTGCGGAATGCCCTGGTAGAGCATGCCCCAGGTGACGGTCGGCAGGCCGGTGCGGATCATGTGGCGGTGGAACGTGCCCATGTTGCACTCGGCGGTGACCGCGTCTTCCATCAGCGGGTTGAGCTGCCGCAGCACCTCGACCACTTCGCCGAGCTGGGCCTCCTGCCCGCCGGCCGATTTGTACATGTCGATGAGATTCAGGAATGTGTTGCCGATCGTGGCCATGGCTTACTGCCCTCCTTTGGGCTGGTCGTGGGGATAGAGCGTCTCCGCTCGGTCGCGCCGGGTGCGCGGGATGCCGCCGCCGAGGACGAAATCATTGTCCTCGGAAACAGCCTTGCCGACCTTGACGAAGGCTCGGATCATGTCGGGATGGTTGCCCAGCCCGCTCTCGTCGAGCAGGTTGCGGAACGCCGATCCCCTGGTGAAGCCGAGCCGGTCGAGTGCCGCGGCGGCGGTGGCGATGGTGTCGCCCCATTTCGCCCCGCCAATCTCCGGGTCGGCGCGCGCGGCGTCGAGCCACGCCTTGCGCTCGGCCTGGACATGGCTGAGCAGCTGGCGGTTGGCCTGGTCTTGCACGCGCTGCGCGAACTGCGCCGCGACCGGCATCAGCCTGTTGGCGGCGGCGTTCGACAGGCCGAGCTCGCGGAACACCGGCGTCGCCTCGGCGATCGCCCCGGCATCCAGCACCAGCCCATCGGGCAGCGTCAGTGCATAGGCCTCGGGCACGCCGTCATCGTCGAAACTGCCGCCGGGCACGCCACCCTCCTCGCCCAGCGCGGTGGGTGAAAGGGCATCGAAATCGTCATGGAAGCCGGCGTCGCCGGCGGGCGCCGCGCCGGCGTCAGCCGGAGGCTCCGTCGTCGTCGTCGTCGAGTTCGGCATAGGTATCAAATCGTCGGTCACTTGCTTTCTCCTTGATCGCCATGTGCGCCGCTTCGCCGAGCAGTTGAATCAGGCTGAACACCGGCACCCCGCCCGGCACCTGCGCCGGCTGCACCGCCTCGAAGGCGCACAGCAGCTCGAGCGCGAGACTGCGCCGACCGGCGAGGAACAGGTGCCGCCCATCGGCCTGGCTGGCGGCGGGATCGAACACCCTGCCGGCGCGGATCACCGCGAACAGCAGCCGCCGGAAGGCCGGGTTTTCGATCAGGATGGTGGCGTCGGCACGGTCGATCATCGCGCCGGAATAGCCGGTTGGTCAGATCGTTGAATCAACCTGTCATGCCTGATCGCCGCAGCGAGCTTGTGTTCCTGCGAAAGCAGGAACCCAGAGCCACGAGCGCCACGCCCGAAACCCTGGACTCCTGCTTGCGCAGGAGAACGGCATCTCTCGGCTACTGCGGCTCCCCCATCCCGCCACCCATCATCCCGGCATTCTGCGCCGCCTCGCTGAGCAACCGCGCGGCATCCGCGCCGCGCTGCATCGGCTGGGCCAGCGACGCCATCTTCTCCATCTGTTGTTCCTGGTTGCGCTTGTCGCGCAGCGCCTGCGCGTCCTGCACGGATCGGATGATCTTGGGCGGCGCCCCGGCGCGATCGGCATAGTCGTCGATCACCGCATCGATATCGAGCCGATCGCTCGCCTCGGGGAATTGCGCTGCGAGGCTGCCGACGAACGACACCGTGCGCTCGATCTGGCCGAGCCCGACCATGCGCTGCATCTGGGCGAGGATCGACACGAAATCGACCTTCACCGGCTCGCCCTGCAGATGCGCCGGCGGCGGCGGCAACATCTGCTTGCGCGCCATGATCGCGAAGGTCCGGTCGATCGCCACCTGCAGCTTCTCGGCATTGACCCGTTCGATCACCGGGCCGAGCTGGGTCAGCTTCTCCTCGTTGCGGCTGGCGATCTCCTCGATGTTGCGCGGCTGGATGCCCTGCATGTTGGTGATCGCCATGAACAGATCGGCATAGGTCAGCCGGTCGACCGCCTCGGAACAGCGCTGCACGTCGTCCATGATCGCGCCGATCGCCGCGGGATTGATCTGGTAGGGCACCACGACATACTGCGCGTCGATCTGGCTGGCGGTGACGACATTGCCCGCCTCGCCGGTCAGCTTGACGCTCGCCGGCACGATCTTCTCGGGCTTGACCAGGAACGCCGTCGCCTGGGTCTTGCGCCTGGTCTGCAACTGCAGCTCGCGCATGTCGGGCAGCGCGTCGAACCCCGGCCCGGTGCCATAGGTATCGCCGCCGACCGTGTCCCAGCGCGGCGCCCAGAAGGGCTGTTCGTCATAACCTTCAGCGCGCAACACGCGCGTCGCGTCGCCGTCATTCTCGTCCCAATAGACCGAACGCCACGCCTTGCCGCGCGCGTTCAGCGCATCGGGCGCCACCGTGTCGTTTGGCTCGATCGCGTGCAGCACCGGCACCTGGTCGTCATAGCGCCCGCTATCATAGGCGGTGCGCACGAAGCTCGAGACATGCTCCAGCCCGAACGAGCTCACCGCCTGCATCACCGACATCGGCGTGCGGCGATAGAGCGTGTCGGCCACCGCCGCATTGGACAGCGCGATCCAGTATTCGCCGGCGGTCAGCGCGTGGCATACCGCGCCGGCGCGCGGGTGGTCGACCATCACGCACGCCTCGGTGCCGAACATGCCCATCTCGGCGTAACCGGACTTCACCGCGCCGTAGAAATTGGTTCCGGCGAGGAAGCCGTACATCCGCCGCTCGACCTCGGCGAGCCAGGTCTTCACCGCGCCGTCGTCGGCAAGGTCGGTGTCGTACGGCGCGAGCCGGAACCACGGCCGCGATGGCGACGACAGGCCGCTGGTCATGCCGCCGGTCAGCGTGCGGAAACTCAGGATGCCATGGCTGTTGTAGACCGCCCTGTTGATGCGGCGGAAATTGCGATTCTGTTCGCTGTTGAGGAAACGCGAGCGCGACGGCTGGGCATATTGCGCGATCTCGCGCCACTCTGTCTCATAGGGCTGGCGGAGCGACTTGAGCGCCGACAGCCGCCGGTCGCAGCGCTCCTTGAGCGTGGCCTGGGTCATGGGATCAGCCTCCCAATGTGGTGGTGGTCGGCGCGCTGCCGAGGCCGAGCGCGCCGGTATAGGCCGTCGCCATCAGCGCGCGGCGGCGGCGGATGTCGTCATCGACCCGCGGCGCGGTGGCGCCGCCGTCCGGGAGTTTCAGGGACTGCCGCTCGGGCAGCGTTTGCGGTTTGGGGGGTGAGGGCATGCACATGGGTGCAGCGATACGGCGGATGGGCGGGGGGTTGAATCAGGCTGATTGGAGCCGCGGCAGTTCTTGTTGCAACACGTCGTGTCACATTAGAGGTACGACAAGGGGCGAGCGCCAGCCAATGCCGCGGCGTGTTCCTGAACTCCGTTATCCACCTCACCATCACGGATGCAGCGCTGCTGCACATCGGCATCGTGCTGCGTATATGGGAAGACGGAAACGCCGATCAGACGCACACTCATCGACGCGGCGCCCAAACCCCCTTCCACCCAGATGAGCGAATGATCGACATGAGCCATTATGCCGCACGCGCGCATCGAATTCTTCAGTGCGTAGGGCGTCCACGCACGGGCGCCTTTCCAGTGCGGGAACAAATGGTGCAACAGCTTGTATGGCGATCGAGGTAATTCTCCAGGAAGCGGTCGCTCCGCGCTATCTTCGACGGTGATCAAAAGGCCTGCACTGCCGAAATGGCCCGGATGCTCCCTGTCCTCTCTGACATCGAGTACCGCGCCATCGGGATACAGCTCACATTGTCGGTGTAACCATTTGTGCTCGCACCCAAATAATCTTGTCAGTCTTTTTTCAAGAACGGGCATCGGCAACTTCATCCATGTCTCCAGAATGGGTGCCGCCGCCATCGTGGTTCGCGCAAATTCCTGCCTTTCGGCGCTTGTCATCTTGGGCGATGGCGGGCTTTGGCGCTCGCTTTCATCGCGTGCCCCACACCCGCTTAACGCGACGATGATGCAGGCGGCCGCCAGGTTCGATGGTCCACGATGCTTTGCCATGTCCACTCCGCCACGTCGCGAATTGCGGACAATTTACATAGCGCAGCCATGAAAACAAAGGAAGATCATTTGACGAACATATCGGCGCCTCAAGCCACGCCCGATTCAACGACCCGCGGGTACGCTATCTGTTTGGCAGGAAACTCGTATTGCCAAAATATTGCCACCGAAACGGGGAAATGAACGCCCAGGGAATGTGGTTTCGTCGCTCCTGCGGCGCAGCAGCACGCCACGCCTGCCGCGCATTCGCGCCGGGATCATCGTCGCGCAGCGGAACATCACAGACCTCCACCTGCGGAGAATGGCGAGATGAACGCCCAGGGAATGTGGTTTCGTCGGTCCTGCCGGGCAGCGGCACGCGAATGTTGCATCGTCCGTGCGACACGTCATTCTAAGGATCTCCCCAGGGCGGAGACTCCAATTCGCTTCGGCACTCGGCATAATAACGCTCCGCGGACGGTTGATATTGGGCGACACCGACCACCAAAATCATCATGCCATATTTTGAACGCTCACCGCTGACATGGACCCAGGCATTGCCGACCCTTATCTTCCTGCCGCAATAATGATCCCAATTGTACATCTCATGAGTCAGCCACCGATTGGCGCCGCGCCAATGCGGCAAGAGGTAGTGAACCATTTCGAACGGCGCGCGCGGCAAATGTCCGGGGTGGCGGGGATCGAGGTCACGCGGGCTTAGATTGTTCCATATTTCGACGCCGTGCAATCGGGTCAGGCCATCGTCGGGCCAAGCCTGTATGAAGGCCGGCTCGCGTTCGAGAATATTACATTTCCTGAGCGGCAGCCGCGGCTGATACGCGCCACATCGCAGAGCGCTCTCAACCTGTCTGATGAGACTGAGCCTTGGCAGCGTCATCCAGTCGCTTTGGACAACCGATCGATCGACCGATGATCGCGAAGCCTTTGATATCACGTTCGTCGTCCCGTGCCCTGCCCCATTGCCCTGCGAATTCGCCGGCGCAGTCGAAACAAACCAACCCCAGCATATCACTGGCATGGCAATGACCTGCATTACCTTCCGAACCGCTCTGCTCAT